AATCTACGAAGATCAAAGAGAAGCGATTGAAGAAGATATGGCACCATTCGGATTTATGGATGACGGTTTAGGATCAGACCAATTCATTGATGCTGATGGAGATGTATGGCACACTGATGAATACGGAGATCGTGCATATATGTGGGAATATTTGAGCTAGCTGAAAAATCGCAATTTATAAATATTTCTAGAAACTGTAAAGATTCTTCTAGGAGTATTAGACATGCCAGCAAATTATCAACTATCTCCTGGTGTAGTTGTTCTAGAGCGCGATCTAACCACCACAACTAATGTCCAACAGGGCAACGTAGGTGCTATCGCTGGTCCATTTAGATGGGGTCCTGTAAACGCCATCGATGAAATCAGCGACGAGAACGAGCTTGTAGCACGCTACGGAAAGCCAGACGACTATAACTACGAGGCTTGGTTCTCGGGAGCACAATTCCTTCAGTACGGAGGACTTTTGAAAGTCGTTCGTACCGATTCATCATCGCTAAAGAATGCTGTATCTGACGCATCTTCGACGCCAGTTACCGCAGTAAAGATTAGAAACGTATCAGAATACGAACAGTCTTTCCAAGATCCAGCAACTGCAAACCTATGGGAGTTTGCTGTAAAATATCCTGGTTCATGGGGAAACAGCATCCGCATGTTCGTAACTGATGCTGGTGCTGATCAAGTTCTAGAACTTCCTGCTCCTGGTTCAGGTAACGAGTGGGAATTTGTCAGTGGTGAGGCAATCACTGCTGCATCTGGTGCTGCTGGTAAAGTTTATAGCTACAGAGTTCGTTTCACTCTTGCAGCTGGTGTTGTAGGAACCTTCGTACCTGGCGCTGCAACTATCGACATCAGCGGATCACAAGAAGCAATCACAATCACTGGTTGGAGAAAAGATACCAGAACTCTTGAAGTAGAACTCTCAAGTGCAGTAACTGGTATTTTTGCTGATGGTCAAGACATCGCACAATCTTCGAGTGGTGCTTCTGGTGTTGTAGCAACCGATGGAGTAAAGCGTGAACTTCTCTCAGTAACGAACAGAGGTTCAATCAACTTTGCTGCAACAGATTCGATTGATGACACAAACAGCAATGCGGTTGCAATCGATGCAGTTCGCGTTGAGTACTTTGAGCGTGAGTATCTTCCAAATCAGCGTTGGGTCAACATTGCTCCACGCCCAGGAACAACTCGTTTTGCAGAAGAGAAAGGTGCTTTCAGAGATGAAATCCACATTCTAGTCATGGACTATGATGGTGGAATCACTGGAACTCCATATCAACTCCTAGAGAAGTTCATTGGTCTATCAAAAGCAAATGATGCTAAGAGCACTGTCGGTGAGACCAACTATTACAAGGAAGTTCTAAAACTATCTTCAAGATATATTTACTGGGGAGAGCATCCAACAGCAACATTCACTGTTGGTGCAAACGAACCACTAGGTTCTTGGGGACTTGCACTTGCTGGTCGTGACTTCAACCTAATCCGCACAACTCGTGGTTCTCTAGTTGAGCCTGCTGGAACTCCAACATTCGGTTCTATCAACAACTCAACACTCTTCTATGATTTCAAAGGTGGTGCCGATTATCAAGTCAGCAACAGTGAGTATCAGTTCACACAGGATGATTTGAACACTGCGTATAGTTTGTTTGATGATCCAGATACAATCGAAGTCAACTTCCTAATCAGTGGACCTGCTGGAACAAGTCAAACAGCTGGTCTTGCTAAGATTGCTCATCTTGCAGCAATTGCAGAGAGACGTAAGGATTGTATGGCATTCTTCTCGCCAGTTCGTTCGGCAATCATCGGAAGAGTTGATCCCGATGAAATCGCTACTCAGATCACAGATTACTTTGATCAGGCACCTTCAAGTTCCTACGTTGTATATGACTCTGGTTACAAGTACATCTACGATAAGTACAACGATAAGTATCGTTATATTCCTTGCAACGCTGACGTTGCTGGTCTAGTTCTAAACACTGCACTAACTGCAGAGCCTTGGTTCTCACCAGCAGGTTATCAGAGAGGAAATATCCGTAACTGCATCCGTATGGCATATTCGCCTAAGAAGGATCAGCGCGACAAACTATATTCTTCGCGTGTAAACCCAATCGTAACATTCCCTGGTCAAGGAACCGTACTGTTCGGTGATAAGACTGGTCTTGGTTACGCTTCTGCATTCGATAGAATCAACGTTCGTCGTCTATTCATCGTCATCGAGAAAGTTATTGCTGAAGCAGCGAAAACCATTCTCTTCGAACAAAACGATGAAATCACACGTACCTCATTTATTGGTTTGGTCGAGCCATACATGAGAGATGTTCAGGGTCGTAGAGGAGTCATTGACTTCCTCGTGAAGTGTAACTCTTCAAACAACCCACAGGATGCTGTTGATCGTGGTGAGTTCTATGCTGAAATCTTCATCAAACCAACCCGCACAATCAACTACATCACCCTGACATTCACTGCTACGAGAACTGGTGTCTCGTTTGCTGAAGTCGCCAACTGATATCGTCCAACATAAATAAAAACGTAGGAGAGTAATCAACAATGGCATCTAGTTCAATTGACGCATTCAAAGCCAGTGTGGGGGCAGACTTCGCAAGACCTAACTTGTTCTCTGTCGCCCTGGCATTCCCAGGAGCATTGTCGCTCGGGGATTCTAGCGCAGCAACTCAGCTGACAAATCTAGGAAATTTCACAGTTCGTGCTGCAAACCTCCCATCTTCCCAGATGGGGGTTATTGAAGTTCCTTACAGAGGACGTGTACTCAAAATTGCTGGTGACCGTACATACGAACCATGGACAATTACTATCATGAATGATACTAATTTCTCTATGCGTTCTGCTTTCGAAGCATGGTTTGCATCGGTTCAAGCATATAATGAAAACTATACTTCACTCGGAACACTGGGTAATGCTGATGATACTGCAGGATATTTTGCAGATATGTCAGTATCTCAGCTATCTCGTGATGTTCAAACTGGTGGTGGAAGCACATCTGCTTCTTCTTCAGCATCTGCAGCATCACCATCTGTACTAAGAAAGTACAACTTCATCAACGTATTCCCAAGCAATATTTCCGCTATCGATCTAGATTTCGGAAGCAATGATGCTATCGAAGAATTCACTGTTGAACTTCAAGTTCAATATTGGATCCCTGATACATCTGGTGGAGACTCTGGCACATCTGGTGGTTCATAAACTTCTATAAATATATTGGGATATTTGAATTGATATAATGTCGCAACTCTTTGGTTTTTCAATCGAGAGAGCAAAGAAGGTCCCCAAGGGACCTTCTTTTGTTCAAAAAGACAACCTAGATGGTACTATGCCAGTCTCGGGTGGTGGTTATTATGGTTATGCGGTAGATTTTGATGGCGCGGTATCTAATGATTGGGAACTAATTTCTCGCTATAGAGAAATGATTCTTCAACCAGAATGTGATAGTGCAGTTGATGATATCGTAAATGAAACTATTTGTGGAAATTTTGATGATGTTCCAGTTGAAATTGAACTGAGTAATCTAAAAGTATCCGATAAAATCAAGAAACTAATTCGAGAAGAATTTGATGAGGTTCTTCGTTTGCTTGATTTTGAGAATCGTTCCTATGAAATTTTTCGTCGTTGGTATGTTGACGGAAGACTATTTTATCATAAGGTAATCGATCCTAGCAATCCTAGCGATGGTATCGTAGAACTACGCTACATCGATCCACGTAAGATTCGCAAAGTAAAAGAAGTAGAGCAAAAGCAGGGACAACGTGCTTCTGGTATTGATGAAGCATTGACACAGAGATCTGTAGAATATTTCATCTACCATCCAAAAGGTCTCAAAGCAATGAGCAACGTTGGTGGATCTGGTCAGCAGGGACTAAGAATTGCTTCAGATTCAATCACATATGTCCACAGTGGCATCATGGATCTCAACAAAAACATGGTGCTTTCTCATCTTCACAAAGCAATCAAAGCGGTAAACCAACTCCGCATGATTGAAGACTCCCTTGTTATCTATCGTTTGTCTCGTGCTCCAGAACGCAGAATTTTCTACATTGATGTGGGTAATCTACCTAAGCAAAAAGCAGAGCAATATCTGCGCGAAGTTATGGGTAGGTATCGCAATAAGTTGGTATATGATGCGGCTACAGGCGAGATCAGAGACGATAAGAAATTTATGTCAATGCTTGAGGACTTTTGGCTTCCTCGCCGTGAGGGTGGTAGAGGAACGGAGATTACTACTCTCCCTGGTGGTCAGAATCTTGGCGAACTGGAAGATGTCAAGTACTTCCAAAAGAAACTCTACAAATCATTGAATGTTCCAGAGTCTCGCATGGAGACCGAACAAACTTTCAACATTGGTCGCGCAGCAGAGATCACTCGTGATGAAGTGAAGTTCCAAAAGTTTGTTGCAAGACTACGTAAGCGTTTTAGTGAACTGTTTACAGATCTTCTAAAAACTCAACTTATTCTGAAGGGCGTAATCTCCATTGAAGAATGGGAAAATATGAAAGAGCATATCCAATACGATTACGTTGCGGATAACTATTTCACGGAACTCAAAGAGATTGAGATCAACAATGAAAGAATGAACATGGTCAATTCCATGGATCCTTTTGTTGGAAAGTACTTTTCAATCGAATACATTCGTCGTCAAATTCTCAAGCAGACTGATAGAGAGATTCTAGAAATTGACAAGCAAATTGAAGAGGAAATGAAGGAGGGTCTCATTCAAGATCCAAATGCTATGGATCCAACAATGATGGGTGGTGACGCACCAATGGATGCGGGTGCAATGGCAGATCCTTCAAATCCTGCAGGTGGTGATGAACAAGCACTATTTACGCAGGACGATCTTGACGCGGAAGACAAGAAAATTTCCAAATTCTAAATAGTATATACGGAGTGACCTAATTATGTCTGAACTTTCTAGTGAGATTATTGATAAGATTTTTTCTGGAGATAAATCTTCTACTGTAGATGCAATCGATAATGCACTTTCAAATCGTGCATTGGAATTGATTCAACAGAAAAAATTTGAATTTGCTAAACAATGGGGTTTTGAACTTGATCAAACTGGTCAAGAAGCGGCAGATGAATTGGAACTGCCAGATGGAACTGAGGGTCCAGTTGATTATGAAGTTGATGGTCGAATGCCCCATGAGGCACCAGATGATGAAGTAACAACCGAAGAAGAATCTGAAGAGGAAATCGAAAATGAAACTGATCTCTGAACAAATTGAAGAAGTAAAATTTATTGCTGAGGAAACCGAAGGCAAAAAGAACTACTTCATTGAAGGAGTTTTTCTCCAGGGCGAAATCAAAAATCGCAATGGAAGAATGTATCCCATGGGAGTACTAGACCGTGAAGTTGCTAAATATGATGAAAACTTTATTCAAACTGGACGCGCTCTTGGCGAACTCGGTCATCCCGATGGTCCAACTTTGAACCTTGATAGAGTTTCCCACAAAATTATTTCCCTTCAAAAAGAAGGAACCAATTATATTGGTAAAGCAAAAATTTTGGGAACTCCACTTGGAGAGATTGCAAAAAATCTCCTTGACGAAGGTATCAAACTTGGAGTTTCATCACGCGGCATGGGTTCTCTAATCAAAAAAGAGGGCTATCAAGTAGTGGCAGATGATTTCATGCTCGCTACCGCTGCAGATATTGTAGCAGATCCTTCAGCTCCTGACGCTTTTGTGAATGGAATTATGGAGGGTAAAGAATGGGTGTGGGATAATGGCATCCTGAAAGAGGCACAGGTAGCTTCAATCAAACAAATTATTGATGAAGCAACACTGATCAATCTACAGGAGCGCAAAGTTTCCGCATTCAAATCCTTTCTACAAAGTTTGTAAAGTATAAATAATTCATAGAAAAGCACATGCCGACTACAGGAGATAAAGAAATGTCTACAACCCTTGACAAAGAGTTTGAGGCGCATATGTCCGAAGAGGAAATTTCTGAGGAAGCAGCTACTGGTTATGCAGCTGTAAAAAAGGGCGCTAAATCTGGTGAAAAAATTGATCGATCTGGTGCTAAGTACACCGAGATTGGTGGTACTCGTAATGATTCTGAAGAGGGTGCCGCAGGTACAAAGAATCTAGGTGCTGCAGCAGCAGGCGCTGTTGGTCACGAAGGAGATAAAACTCTGAAGACCAAGCCTTCTGATGCATCTAGTGCTCTGCCTGGCGCACTATCGTCCAAAATCTTTGACGAGGTACAGACAGATGAAGAGGAAACCATCACCGAAGAAGAAACTGAAGCTAAGTACGACTTTACTGAAGACGTTGACGCTCTTATCGCTGGTGAAGAACTCTCCGAAGAATTCAGAGATCGTGCAAAAACAATCTTTGAAGCAGCAGTAACTTCTAAAGTAAACGAAGAAGTTGCTCAACTAAAAGAGGCTTTTGAGAGCGCACTTGAAGAGCAAGTGGCAGCACTCAAGGAAGAATTGACTGCTCAAGTCGATGACTACCTTTCTTATGTCGCTGGACAATGGATGACCGAGAATGAACTCGCCATTGAGCACGGCATCAAGAATGAAATTTCGGAGTCATTCATGAGTGGTCTACTAGAACTTTTCACGGAGCACAATATTAGTGTTCCTGAAGAGAAATTCAACCTACTTGACGGTATGGTTGAAGAGCTTGATGAGATGGAGCAAAAACTCAACGAGCAAATCGACACCAACGTTCAGTTGAATAAGCAACTGGGCGGTTATATGAAAATGGGCATTGTGAACGAAGTCGCTGCAGGTCTCGCTGAGACTCAGAAGGAGAAGCTTGCTTCTCTGGCAGAGGGTGTTGAGTTTGAAAGTGAAGAAGATTTTCGCAAGAAAGTCGAAACTATCAAGGAATCCTACTTTACTCGCCGTGACGTAGTTGCAACTACTGTCGAAACCGATGATGTAGAACCTCTGGTAGAAGAGACACAGCACAAAAATGTTGCGATGAGCAGATACGTGGATGCTCTAGCACGCTGGTCTAAATAATTTGTAATTATTTGTAAATAACTATTTTTCCAAAAAACGGAGTAAACCTAAAAATGGCTGACCTAAGACAACTTCAGGAAAAGTGGGCACCCGTTCTCGACCACGAGTCTCTTCCAAAGATCGAAGATACTCATAAGCGCGGCGTTGTTGCACAAATCCTAGAAAACCAAGAGCGTGCTCTCTCAGAAGAAGCACAAATGCTTTCCGAGACAGTTCAAACTGTCGGTACAGGCGGTTTCGGTGGCGGTGCTACTGCAACTGGTCCTGTCGCTGGTTTCGATCCAGTACTGATCTCACTGATCCGTCGTTCGATGCCACAACTGATCGCCTATGATATTGCAGGCGTTCAGCCAATGACTGGTCCTACTGGTCTTATCTTCGCAATGCGTACCAACTATGGTTCAGAGCGCAACCCTGCTGCTGGCGGTTACGATGAAGCATTCTTCAACGAGCCAAACGCTGGTTTCTCTGGTGGTCCTGGAACCTCCTATGATCCTGGTGCATCTGGTTCTGCTGATAACGATGCTGAAGGAACCAACCCAGCTCTCCTCAATGACAGCCCTGCTGGCGTTTATGAGTTGACTGGCGATGCTCAGGGCATGAGCACCAGCACTGCTGAAGCACTAGATGACTCATCTGCTAACACGGCATTCCGTGAGATGGGCTTCTCGATCGAGAAAGTAACCGTTACTGCTAAGTCACGCGCCCTCAAGGCAGAATACAGCCTCGAGCTTGCACAAGACCTCAAGGCAGTTCATGGTCTAGATGCTGAGCAGGAACTCTCGAATATTCTTTCGACTGAGATCCTCGCTGAGATCAACCGTGAAGTTGTTCGTACCGTATACGTCAACGCTGTTGCTGGTGCTCAGAACAACACTGCTGTTCCTGGCGTATTCGACCTCGACGTTGATTCAAACGGTCGTTGGTCTGTTGAGAAGTTCAAGGGTCTTCTGTTCCAAATCGAGCGCGATGCAAACGCAATCGGTCACCAGACTCGTCGCGGGAAGGGCAACATCATGATCTGCTCTGCAGACGTTGCTTCAGCACTCGCAATGGCAGGCGTTCTTGATTACACCCCTGCTCTCAACGGCAACAACGGTCTCATCCCTGACGACACCTCCAGCACCCTCGTTGGTACTCTGAATGGTCGCATCAAGGTATACGTTGATCCTTATTCGGCAAACGTTTCGGATAAGCACTTCTACGTCATGGGTTATAAGGGTTCATCTGCTTATGATGCAGGTCTCTTCTATTGCCCATATGTACCTCTCCAGATGGTCCGTGCTATCAATCCTAACACCTTCCAGCCTAAGATTGGCTTCAAGACTCGTTACGGCATGGTTAGCAACCCATTCGCACAGGGTCTCACCCAGGGTTCAGGTGCTCTCACCGCGAACACCAACAAGTACTACAGAAGAGTACAAGTCAAGAACCTCATGTGATCCATCACTAGGTTCTCAGGGGGTCCTACGGGACCCCCTTTTTTTATCTAAATAATATGTGCTTAGAGAATCAAAATGTCTGAATGGTACGAGAGAGAACTCAAGAACAAAAACTACCTGTCTCCAATTGGATTTCGTTTGATCATTCAAAAATCTCCAAAGGTCTCTTTTTTGTGTCAAGAAGTTCAGATTCCATCCGTAGATCTTGGGCAAGTAAATGTAAACTACAGAGGATTTGTACCACTTCCAGTAGAAGGGAACGTAAAGTATGGTGACTTTACTGTGGAGTTTTTGGTCGATGAAGATCTGGAGAACTATCTAGAAATCCATGATTGGATTCGCGGACTGGGTGTCCCAGCATCATTTGCAGATAAACCAAATTACTTGCAAGCAAGAAGAAAAGTCAACGTTGATGGATACCCAAGTTTGGGTAATGTTGAACAAACATCCGATGCAACTCTAATTGTTCAGAATAATAATCTCAATCAAAACTTTGAGATTGTATTCAAAGATATGTTCCCAGTAAATCTAGCTGCACTTCCATTCAGTGTTCTAGGTAGTGATAATGACTATTTGACTGCAAGAGTTACTTTTGCATATACTTACTTCGATATTGTGAAATCTTATGACGGACAAGGAATCCCCCAGCGTGCAGGCTAAGTTCTCTACCAGATTTGGTGGAGAAGTGATGTGGTATCAGCAAGCAGAAGACTGGGCAAACAATCAAAAATTCCCAATCAACCAGATTGCCCTAGCGGTGATCGCCTGGTTGAAAAAGTTGTGGATTGATGCTAAAGTGGAAGCGACTATGCAAGACGTTGATCGTCAAGCAGAGGAGATCAAACAACTATGGGAGGAACAAGATGAACGAGACCGACCAAAACCACAGATCGTGGAGCGAGGAGTATTTGGAGAGGAAGGCTGGTCTATCAGCATTTCAAATCCAGTTGTTGAAAGAAGGTCCGAAGAGTCTGAGTCAAGCATGGGCTCTGGGAGCAATGAAAGCAGACTGGAAGAAAAATTTCCAGATCCGTGGGACGACAAATGAATCTTGAGAAGATACAAGAGATCTGGAAAAAAGATAGTGTAATAGACAGCGATCTTCTATGTGAAGAATCTACAAAGATTCCACAACTCCATCAAAAATATATGGAACTGTATAACATGTTCTATCTAATGAAGAAGGAGTCTGAAGCGAAGATCAAGGTTATTCGAAAAGATAAATGGTTATACTATAAAGGGAGGGCACCCGCAGAGATCTATAAACAAATGCCCTTCGATCTCAAACTCACTACAAGAGAAGAGATCGATATGTTCATCGAAGCAGATGAAGATTACCAAAAGACCGTTCTGAAACTAGACTACATAGAACAGACATTAGCATTTTTAGATTCGATATTGAGACAGATCAATAATCGAACTTACCAAATCAAGAATGCTATTGAGTGGCAAAAGTTTCAGAATGGATTATGAGGTACGGTGAACCATACGTTATCATGCAAGTTCCCCCTATCAGTTGGGGGAAGATCACACAACATCTAAATACCATTCCCATTGAAGATGCAAAGCTCTTCAGTAATGATGGTTGGAAAGATAAATCAAGCGTCCGAGATTCATCCGTTGGGTGGGTCTCGGATCGTGGTATCTTGGATTTATTCTTCGATATGGGAGAAGAAGCAAATAAGATGTGTGGATGGGATCTCAATATTCAATATCTGGAACCACTACAATATACAATTTATCATCGAGACGGTTTTTATAACTGGCACGTTGATCAACATTCAAAAATTTATAAGGGAGAAGTACGAAAAATTTCTTTCACTTGTTGGGTCAACGATGATTACGAGGGAGGTGAATTTGATTTAGAAGTAGGAAGTCCATCAGATGAAATGCGGTACAAAACATTTAGTCCGCAACCAGGAAGAGTAATTTTCTTTATGTCAGATTGGTTTCATCGTGTACGTCCTATTACTTCTGGTATACGCAAATCTTTAGTTGGTTGGTTTTCAGGTCCCCCATATGTCTAATATCAAAATCCGTAAGAAGAACGAAGTCTTTCTAAAAGTAGAAGCAGAACCACATATTCAATATGAACTATCGGAATTCTTCTGCTTTGAAGTTGAGTCTGCAAAGTTTATGCAACGTCAACAACGTTATAAGCGTTGGGACGGAAAGATTCGCTTGTATTCCCCTGGCACAGGTGAGATCTATTGTGGTCTCGTAGACTACCTATGCGACTGGGCAAACGAGCGAGGGTATACCTACGAGTTTGAGGAATGTAAGTTTTTTGGTCACCCAAAAGAAGAGAATGAAATGATCACTCCCGAGGGTGTGGTAGCTTTCGTAAAATCTCTGGGTCTACCTCATACTGTGAGGGATTATCAGTATAAAGCTGTATACGAGGCACTAAGATATAATAGGCGACTTTTATTGTCACCAACAGCATCTGGAAAGAGTCTGATGATTTATTCATTGGTCAGATTCCATATCAACGCCGATAGAAACATTCTTATTGTAGTGCCCACCACGTCTCTTGTCGAGCAGATGTACAAGGACTTTGAGGAATATGGATGGATGGCGTCCAAATATTGCCACAAGATTTACGCGGGGGCAGAAAAATACACTGATCATCAAGTAGTAATTACCACTTGGCAATCTATCTATAAAGAACCTCGTTCTTGGTTTGATAGATTTGATGTCGTAATCGGTGATGAGGCGCACCTTTTCAAAGCTAAATCTCTTACTACTCTTATGTCTAAGTTGCATGAGTGCAAGTACCGTATTGGATTTACTGGAACATTGGATGGTAGCAATACAAATCAGTTAGTTCTTGAAGGAGTATTTGGCAGATGTTCACAAGTAACAAAAACTAAAGACCTAATGAAATCTGGTCATGTTGCAAAATTGAAAGTCAAGGTACTAGTGTTGCAGCACCAGCAGAGACAATTTACAGACTATCAGGAAGAGATTGATTATATTGTTTCACACGATGGCAGAAATAAATTTATTAGAAATCTTGCAAAAGATTTAGATGGTAATACTTTGGTTCTATTCAACTATGTAGAACGCCATGGAGACCCTCTTTACGAACTGATAAATAGTTCCACAGACAGACCAGTATTTTATGTGCATGGCGATGTCGATGTAAGTGACCGCGAAGAAATTCGTGCAATTACAGAGCAATCAAATAATGCAATTATTGTTGCTTCATACGGAACATTTTCTACAGGAATAAATATTAGAAATCTCCATAACGTTATCTTTGCGTCTCCATCTAAATCGAGAATTCGTAATCTTCAATCTATTGGTAGGGTTCTAAGAAAGGGCGAAAATAAATCTCAAGCAGTACTTTATGATATTGCTGATGACATCTCAAAAGGGATGTCAAGAAGAAACTACACTTTGAATCACTTGATCGAAAGAGTCAAGATTTATAGTGAAGAAAAATTTGATTATGAAATCCTAGAAGTAAAACTAAAGTAAACGTATGCTCAATTATGTAAGACAAGACGAAGAGTTTCATTGCATTGTCAAACTTGTCAATGGCACTGAGATTATGGGTAAGTGCGTTGTTCACTGGGATGAAGAAATTCAGAAAAGAGTTGCATTCATTCAAGATCCAGTTGAGATCACTGTCTTCATAAATGATCGTAATGATGGTAAAGCAGTGCGTGGAGTTGGATTTACCAAGTGGATGCAATTCTCCGATGAAGACTTCTTTATTGTTACTGAGGATCAAATCGTTAGCATGGCAAGTCTTGCAAAAGACATGATCACCATGTATGAAAAGTTCCTCATCTCTGAAGAAGAAGATAACCTCAAAGATGAGGACATCAAAAAGAACACCATCCCCACAGAACAGATGATGGGCAATCTAGGAACGATTGAGGAAGCAAGAAAGAAGTTTGAAAAGATATTCAAAAAGTAGCTAAGGAATCTCTTTTCAACCCTGACAGTGTTAGTCTACAGAAAAAATCATTACTTGTCAAGTAGGTCAATTTATGTTATACTTTGAACACCGACAACTAAAAATATGCTCACTGCTCCCGTGAAAAAGAAAAAAGAACATTACGTTGACAATAAAAAATTTCTCCAAGAACTTGTAATGTATAAAAAACAAGTTGAGGAGAATAAGTCTGTCGGTAAGTCCAAACCCCGTGTGAATAATTACATTGGGGATTGTTTTCTAAAGATCGCAACTCATCTATCATATAGACCAAACTTTATCAACTATATGTACAAAGATGACATGATCTGTGATGGAGTTGAGAACTGCATTCAATACATCGATAATTTTGATCCTAAGAAATCTGACAATCCATTTGCATATTTCACCCAGATCGTGTATTATGCCTTCCTAAGACGCATCGCCAAGGAGAAGCGTCAACTCGATATCAAAGATAAGATGATCGAGAAGTCTGGGTTTAGTGACATTGCAACTGTTGACGGTCACGCCGATGGTTCTTATCACCACATCAAAGACAGAATTGGAATGCGAATGCAGTCTGGGGGAACCAACTACTAATGAAAGTTTTACTAATTACTGACCAACATTTCGGTGTACGCAATGACAATCAAGCATACATCGAGATGTATAAAAAATTTTATGGAAATTTAGTAATTCCATTTATTGACAAAATGGGAATCGATACTATCATCTGTTTAGGTGATACCTTCGATAAGCGTAAGTCCATCAACTTTATGTCTCTGGATGAGGCAAAAAACATGTGGTTCGACCGTCTGGAAGAACTAGGTGTGAAGATGTATATGCTTGTGGGTAATCATGATATTTACTACAAGAATACTCTAAGGATCAATGCCCCCTCAGAACTACTGGGATCTTACCAAAACATCGATATCATTGATGCCCCTTGTACTCGCCGTATTGGGGATTTGGATATACTGTTTCTTCCTTGGATTTGTGACTCAAATCGAGATGGAGCATTCCGAGAAATCCAGACTAGTTCTGCTAGCGTCTGCATGGGTCATCTTGAGCTTGACGGTTTTGAAGCTCATCCTGGTGCTGTAATGACTGGTGGTATGTCAGCATCAATCTTCGACAAATTTGCAAAGGTATTTTCTGGTCACTTCCACATGAAGTCTTCCAATGGTAATATCAACTATCTTGGAAACCCATATCAATTATATTGGAATGATTATGGATGCAAGCGTGGGTTCCATGTTTTTGATACTGAAACTCTAAAGACAACATTCTATCGTAACCCCTACGATATGTTTAGGAAAATTTACTATCGTGATGATCAAGTTAGGTTTGATAGTCAAGAACCACTTGAAGGAACATATGTCAAACTCATTGTCGAAGATAAACAGAGTCACGCAAAGTTTAGTGAATTTGTTCGGGAGATTCAAGATCAAGGTCCAGCAGATTTGAATATCATTGAAAACCTTTCCGTAGATCTTGAGAACGGTGTAGAGGTTCTGGAAACCGAAGATACTCTCACCATGCTAGAAACATACATAGATGAAGCAAAGGATTCTATCAAAGCAGATGTCGAATCCCTCAAAAAAACTATCAAATCACTTTACGTAGAAGCATGTGAAATCTGAACTAATGTACATACTAGTTGCCGATAATGGCGGTGTATACGCTGCCAGAGATAAGAACCGTAAAAAGGTAGTGCAACTTTTTGTGCAAGAAGATGACGCAATTCGCTATTGTAAAATGCTAGAAGCAGAAGACTTCTATGAAGATTTGGAAGTTACCGAAGTAGAAGTCTCCACAGTGGTTGCCAACTGCAAGAAATACGGTTATAATTACTGCATTGTAGAACCCAATCAATTACTGATACCCCCTAAAGAATGATTACTTTTGAGAAAGTCCGCTGGAAAAATTTCCTTTCAACTGGAAATTCATTTACTGAGATCGGACTAAACGAATCAACATCGACATTGATGATTGGTAGAAATGGTGCTGGGAAGTCAACCATTCTTGATGCTCTTTGTTTTGGTTTATTCAATAAACCATTTCGTAAAATCAACAAACCACAACTAGTAAACACCATCAATGAAAAAGATTGTGTTGTGGAGATTGAGTTCTCTGTATCTGGTGTAAATTATCGAGTCGTTCGTGGAATCAAACCATCCAAGTTTGAAGTATACAAGAACGGAAAATTACTCGATCAAGATGCAGCAACAAAAGATACACAGAAGTATCTAGAACAATCAATTCTCAAACTCAACTACAAGTCTTTTACGCAGGTCGTTATCCTAGGAAGTTCTACATTTGTACCATTCATGCAACTTCCTGCTGCTCACAGGAGAGAAGTAATAGAAGATCTTCTAGACATTGGTATTTTTTCAAATATGAATGTCATTCTCAAGGATCGTTTGAATGGTCTAAAACAGCGGCAGACTGACTGTGAGCATATGCTAAAACTATGCTCCGAGAAAGTCTCAATGCAGAAGAAGCATATCGATAGTATTGAACAAATCAACGAAGAACGTCTAGCAGAAAAGAACTCTAAGTTCCAAAATAATAAATCTCAAATCAATAGTCTACAGACATTATTGAAAGAGACTCAGGAACTAATTGATTCTAAGTCTGAGAGTACCTTAGATCGTAAACTTATTTCTGATAAACTCGATCGCCTTAGGGAGATGAGAGCAAAAGTTAGTCAAAAGAAAAGTCTTATTCTGAAGGAACTAAAATTCTTTGAAGAAAATGACGTGTGCCCTACATGTACACAGACAATCACCGAGGAGTTTCGGCAATCCAAGCAAACTAGTCTGGGTGCTAAAGGATCTGAATACCAAGAAGGCATTGATCATATGTCTTCTGAGGTGACCAAACTTCTTGGGTCTCTAGAAACTCTTGAGGAGCAATCTAGGGAACTACAGACTCTTCGTTCCACATTCAATAATCATGAACGTGAGATCGTTAGGATGGAATTTGAAAATTTGGAAATTCAAAAAGAAATTCTAGATCTTCAAACTAATCAACCAAACATTGAAGTTGAAAGAGAAACACTTTCTACTCTTGTTAGTGAGTTCGAATCTACTAAGGAAGGATGTTCTGAAGTGGATAAAGAACTAGATGAATATAGAATCATCGCCAATCTTCTGAAAGACTCTGGAATCAAGAGTCGCATCATCAAGAAGTACATTCCTGTGTTCAATCAACTTATCAATAAGTACTTGCACAGCATGGATTTCTATGTGAACTTCACTCTTGACGAGAACTTTGACGAAAAAATTATGTCTCGCTTCCGTGATGACTTTTCTTATTCGTCTTTCTCTGAGGGTGAGAAGCAGAAGATTGACCTAGCACTGTTGTTTACTTGGCGAGAAATTGCTAGAATGAAGAACAGCGTTTCCACTAATCTCTTGATCCTAGATGAAGTCTTTGACAGTTCGCTGGATGAGGGTGGCACACAAGAACTGATGAAGATCTTGCGTTCTTTGGGAAATGATGCTAATATATTTGTCATCTCCCATAAAGGGGAGATCCTAGTCGATAAGTTCCTCAGAACTGCTATCTTTGAGAAAGTCAATGACTTTTCCAAAATGCGTTATGATGGATGACAGTTTCTAAGGGGGGCTTTTGCTCCCCACTAAATAAGACATAACGGGATGTAGCTCAGTTTGGTAGAGCACTGCTTTTGGGAAGCAGGGGCCGTAGGTTCGAATCCTATCATCCCGATTCTCCTATCGGAGTAAAGTATGCTATCAACTCAATATAGACTTCGACTTGAAGCAATCTGTAACAAAATTGCTAAGCATGAAGAAGTTGGTTTAGAAGATATGATCTGGGCAGAAAAATTAGCAAAATCAAATCGATCTGCAGCAACAATCCTCAGACAAGCAAGAAGAACTGCAGAGAATCCTGATATGCGGGAAGGTGATCTGGACGATTTTTTGAATCAACTTGATATTGGTGGAACGGGGCATGAACGCTTTGGTAAGCGTGGATTTGATAGTATAGATGAACTCACCGACTGGTTTACACGGGACAAACCAGAAGACTGGAGACAGAGGGACTAGTGGCACAGTGGGTTGACGCTGGGAGGTAGTATGCCCTATACTAGAAAGGTACTCAGGAATCCCGAAATGACCGTCAACACCGAAGTCAAAGGCACACTGGCAAAACTGCTAGCGACCGAGAACCTTCATGTTGAGCATCGTAAGATCTCTACAGCATACTTCGATGTTCAGAAACGAGTGTTGGCACTCCCGATTTGGAAAGACGCTACGGGCGACGTATATGACCTTCTGGTGGGTCATGAAGTGGGTCACGCACTCTATACCCCTGCAGAGGATTTTGGGACCGCTCCTAAGGATTATGTGAACGTTCTGGAAGACGCTCGCATTGAGCGTAAGATGAAAGTTACATATCCTGGTCTTCGCCGTTCGTTCTTTCGTGGATATCAAGAACTTCATGATCGGGATTTCTTCTCTGTAAAAGATACAGATATTTCTAAATACAATCTTCTCGATCGCATCAATCTTCATTTCAAGATTGGTATTGTAGATAACGTTGCAATTCCTTTCACTGATGAAGAACGGGTATGGGTTGATCGTGCTGCTAATACAGTTACGTTTGCAGATGTTGTTCAACTCTCTGAAGAACTGTTTGCATATCTGAAGGATCAGAAAGAACCTGATAATGATCCTGCTCCTGCTCAAAGCAATCAGTCTGGTAATGTTTCTTCTGAGCAATATGAACCACAATCTTCCTCTGATGACGGTGAAGAAGAGAGTGGTGATGCAACTAACGAATCGCAAGAATATGGTTCTGAACCTAGCAGTGATGTGAGCGCCGAGTCTAACAGCGGCGGTGAAAAGAATGATATTGAAGTCTCTGTTACTCAGCAGTCACTTATTGAAAATCAGGAAACTCTTGTTGATGATAGTGCCCGTGAGTGGGTCTATCTGACTGTTCCTAAAGTTGATCTAGATCAGCACATGATTGGTTGGAAGACAATCTCTAAAGATCTGAAGCATTATTTTGAATTGGAACTTGACGGTCATCGCCACGAACGTCTTGAACTTACTTACAAAAAATACAATGAGTATAAGAAGTCTGCACAAAAATCTGTAAACTATCTGGTCAAACAGTTCGAAATGAAGAAGTCTGCTGATCAGTATGCTCGTGCTGGTCAATCTAAGACAGGTGTTCTCGATACTAACAAACTTTACAACTATAAAATTACTGAAGATATTTTCAAAAAGATCACTGTAATTCCTGATGGAAAGAATCATGGTCTCATCTTTCAGATGGATTGGTCTGGTTCTATGCAGAATGTTCTGATGGATACTCTGCGTCAACTGTACAACTTGATCTGGTTCTGCCAGAAGGTTGCAATTCCTTTTGAAGTCTATGCATTTCAGTCTGGAGTTTGCTCGGATTATGATGTTGATCTCGATGATACCCGACTCAACGAACTTTATGTGTCGAAAGATTTTCGTCTTCTGCAACTCTTTAGTTCTGAAATGAACAACCGTCAACTTGATGCCCAAATGAAAAATGTTTGGGCACAATCTTGGGGAATGTGTTCCCATGGTTATGGTCATGGATACATGAGTTCGTATTGCCTTGGTGGAACTCCTCTCAGTGAAGCAATCATTGCAACTCGCCAACTTGTTCAAAACTTCGTCAAGAGGGAAAAAGTTCAGAAGGTGAATGTGATTGCTTTGACTGATGGTGAAGCAAATCCGATGCGATACGTTGTTGAAAGTCGCTATGGCAATGGTATTACTGCTGATTATCTGTGCCACAATACTAATAAAATTCACATTTTGATTGATCCTGAAACTCGTTATCAGCGTCGTATCTCTCCATATCCTGATCGTACCACTAGCGAGATTGTTTCTTTCTACCGTGAGATCACTGATTACAACTGGATTGGTTTCCGTCTTTGCAATAAGAGTGAAATGACCAGCACTGTAAACACTTCTACGGACTACAATATCACTTCAGTTGCTAAAGCAATCGAATCGTGGAACAAAGAACGTTTCGTAGAACTTCGTCAAGGATCTGGTTTTGATGTTCAGTACATGCTTCCCAACAAGTATATTGGTGGAGGTACTATGGATCTTGATGTTCAACAGAAAGGTGAAGTTGCAACTAAGTCTGAACTTCAACGTGCATTCAAAAAGCATATGGGTTCTAAAATGTCTAACAAAACTCTTCTGAACAAATTTGTGGAGGTGATCGCATGAAGTGTCAAGTACAACTATACGTCGCTGGCACAGTGTTTTACGAAACTGTAATTGCAAAAGATTACAAAGAAGCAAAGGAGGTTGCCCTTGCACGTAATCCCAATGCTAAAGTAATCGCAGTCACCGCAGTATTCAAATGAACATCTTTGTTACTGATCCAAGTCCAATCATTTCAGCACG